CAATCAACTTTAACTTAAGGAAATTAAATGAGCACTAGCTTATCACTTGTAAACAACGGTAACTTCGCTGCAATGGCAGAGGCTATGGGCATGTCAGTAGACATGAAGTCCCCTAAGCAATCAAGCAATCTAGCTCGCTTGAAGATTAGCCATAAGGCAGTTATGGGTGAAGAAGAGATCAAAGGTAAGATCAAGAAAGTAGAAGTTCTTGAGGCAGGCTTGTATGTTCTTAACTACAATGAAACAGATTACTACCTGCAGAATCCTAGCATTCGTTTGTTTAATCAGCGATTCATGTATAAGCGATTCGTAAAAGGTGAACCTAACATTTACATCAAGACAGTTATGGATAAAGATCTTAATGCGGATCTTAGGGATAACCAGGGCGGGTTTAATTGTGGTAAGCCTTCAGGTTGGATCAAGGATTACAACGCATTGCCTACTGAACTTAAGACACTTATGAAATCTATCAAGCGTGTACGTGTACTCTTTGGTGAGATAACAGCCAATGATGCATACACTGCAGATGGTCAGTCTGTTATGTTGGATAACAATATCCCATTCATCTGGGAGATTGACAACAAGGATGCGTTTAAATCTGCAGGTGCTGTTGTAGCACTGTTCGCTAAACAGAATCGCTTACTCCCTCAGCATTGGGTTAAGCTAGGTACAGATGCAAATGATCTCCCTAATGGTGAACAGTTTTATACACCATCTTTCAATACTGATTTCAGTGCCATGATTCCATTGGAAGATAAGGATCAAGTTACCTTTGCTAACTTCAATGATTGGATCAGTAACTACAACGACTACATCATTAAGAAGTTTAATGAAGGGTCAGCTAAGAAAGAACAGGAGCGTGATGACATGCTTGTCGAAGAGTTTGTAGATGTGGACGTAGCTGCCTAATGAACCATCCTGCTGAGCTTAAGGTACACCAGTACCTCTCCAATCTACGGTTTGGTGATAGTACGTTATCACCAGAAGTGATTGAACAGATTGTAGAGGATATACGTGCTGCCTTAACTCGGCAGTTTGTAGACAAGTTAGACAATGGATTTTCATTACGTATGTCTAACGTAGGCAGGGCATATTGCCAATTGTGGTTCGATAAGAATGAGCCACATAAGGCAATACCTCACAGTACTAACTTCGTCATGAACATGATGATAGGCGATATCATTGAAGCTATATTTAAGGGGTTGCTTAAGCAGACAGGAGTAGCATACTCAGATGGAGAGAGGGTTACCCTTGATCTAGGTGAGTACAAGATTCATGGCACACCTGATATTGTCATGGACGGTAAGGTAGATGATGTTAAGTCTGCCTCACCATGGTCTTATGAGAATAAGTTTAAGTCTTTCCAATCCCTTGCTGATGGTGATTCCTTTGGATATCTAGCACAGCTAGCTGGTTACGCTAAAGCTATGGGCATAGAGGCAGGTGGATGGTGGGTAGTTAATAAAGCTACAGGACAGTTTAAGTACGTACCTGCAGATGGTTTGAATGTTGATGTACATGCGGAGAATATCAAAGCAGTAGCCGCAGAACTTGAAGGGAATGTATTTCGCAGGTGCTATGAGGCAGAGGAAGAAACATATTACAACAAGCCAACGGGTAACAAAGTCCTTGGCAAGGAGTGCCAGTGGTGCAGTTACAGGTACGCATGTTGGGAAGGTCTTGAAGAAAGACCATCACTTGTCTCAAGGGCAGAAAATCCCCCAACTGTCTCGTATGTCTTTATCAAGAAGAAAGAAAATGAAAGTAAAGACAATACATGACACCCGTAAAGCCTGGGCTGTAGGCAAGAAGTATGGCTACAGAAGTGGGTTAGAAGTCAAAGTACAAGAACATTTAAAAGAGAATGGTATACATGCTAAGTACGAACACATTAAGATCGAATGGGAAGATCTTATGTATAGGAAATATACACCTGACTTCTTACTTCCTAATGGTGTTATAGTAGAGACTAAGGGTTTATTTACTTCACAAGATAGACGCAAGCACTTACTTATCAAGCAGCAACATCCTATGCTTGATGTAAGGTTTGTATTTGAAAGGGCAGATAGGAAGCTAAGTAAAGTATCTAAAAGTACGTATGCGTCATGGTGTGAGAAGAATGGTTTTCAGTATGCAGTTAAGTATGTCCCACTAGAGTGGGCAGAAGAATCACCCAAGAGTTATTTCCCAGAGAAACTAATTGTCTTTAAGGATAAAAAGCAAAATGAATCCTGATAATGTATTTAATGATGATGATGTAGCACTTGTCCTGAGTCCTAACTTTGAGAAGGACGGTACATGGACAGGAACACTAGATCTTAATATTGCTATCATGCCTGTAGATAAAGGCTCAGAAGAATCAATAGGTGCTATTGAAGAACTCACTAATATGATGATCACATGCTTTCGTTTGATCACTGAAGACGAAGAGTTCCATCATCAAGTGATGAAGGCAATGATTGAATACGTAGATCGTGGGGAGCTACTGGATCAAGATAAGTTAGATGAAGTAGAGCAGATGATTGGATCATCAGATAATGTGTATAAGCTTAGTGCTTGGACTAAGACTAGGGGGAATGCATAATGTCGGACATGGTTAATCACCCTGCCCATTACAACATGGGCCAGTATGAAACAATTGATATTATTGTGGATACACTAGGGACTGATGGTGCTATTGCATACTGCCGTGGTAATGTACTAAAGTACACCATTCGTATGATGCACAAGAACAGACCTTTAGAAGATGCTAGAAAAGCACAGTGGTATCTGAATAAAACAATTGAATTGATGGGGGCATTAAAGCCTAATGAATCTTTGGGGGCATTGAAGCAATGAAACAACTCAAGTTATTTGATGATATCGAAGATGTGCAAGATAGTACTGTTTATGCAGACGTAAGCTTTGTAGTTTCTTTTGATAAAAAAGAAATGCCTACTGTATATACAGACATACTATATCTGGAAGATGAAATAAAAGATGCCATCATCAATGCCATGCATGACATAGGTGCAACAAAGACTGACGATATCATCATTAACATTGAGGGCTTAGAATGAAAGAATCATTGACGGACTATCACGGTATACAGATTGATATCTCACGTGATAGGCTACTATCTGAACAGGCTATGCAGCTATTACAAGACTACTATATGCTCCCAGGTGAGAGTAGTCCACAAGAGGCATATGCTCGTGCTGCACTAGCTTACTGCAACCATAACAAACCTTTTGCACAACGTATCTATGACTACGCATCTAAGGGTTGGTTCATGTTTGCTAGTCCTGTACTTAGCAATGCGCCACGAGTAGGTGAATACTTTAAGGCTTTACCTATCTCATGTTTCCTTACATACATAGGTGACAACCTAACTTCCCTTGTAGATCACAATGCAGAAGTTGCATGGCTATCAGTGAAAGGTGGGGGTGTAGGTGGGCATTGGTCAGATGTTCGTGGTGTCAGTGATAAAGCACCTGGGCCTATACCTTTTATGAAAGTTGTAGACAGTCAAATGACTGCATACAAACAAGGAAAGACAAGGAAAGGTAGCTATGCTGCGTATTTGGATATTAGTCACCCTGACATTGTTGAGTTTATTAACTTTAAAGTACCCACTGGTGGTGACATCAATCGAAAATGCTTCAATCTATTTAACGCAGTCAATGTCACTGACAAGTTTATGGAAGCAGTAGAGAAGGATCTTGAGTGGCACTTGATTGATCCTGCCAATAAAGATGTACGTGGAGTCCTTATATCAACTTCATTGACGAAGCTAATAGGCAGCTTAATCCCAAGCAACGTGAGATGGGACTAAAAGTACACGGCAGTAATCTGTGTAATGAGATTCACTTAGCTACAAGTGAAGATCGTACTGCAGTATGTTGCCTTTCTTCTGTGAACTTAGAGAAGTTTGATGACTGGGTAGATACAGATATGGTCTATGACCTAACTGTTTTCTTGGACAATGTATTACAAGCATTCATCGACAATGCACCACGTGAGATTCATAAAGCTATCCGTAGCGCAGAAGCAGAGAGATCTTTGGGTTTAGGTGCTATGGGTTTCCATGGTTACCTACAAAGCAAGGGTATTCCATTTGAAGGGTTGTCAGCTAAGATTGCAAACATTAAAATGTTTAAGCACATTAAAGCACAGGCAACTAAAGCTACACAAACTATGGCACGTACAAGAGGTGAACCAGATGATCTCATTGGTACAGGCACTCGCAATGCACATCTTATTGCTGTTGCTCCAAATGCTAATAGTAGTATTATTTGTGGTTGCTCTGCTTCCATTGAGCCTATTAAGTCTAACGCATATGTGCATCGAACTCGTGCAGGATCGCATCTTGTCAAGAACGTCTACCTACAAAAGATCTTATATTCCATGGGCAAGGATACGCAAGAGACATGGCAATCGATCATCATGAATGAAGGCTCTGTGCAGCACTTAGACTTCTTAGATAAAACAACTAAGGATATCTACAAGACTGCATTTGAACTGGATCAGATGTGGGTCATTGAACATGCTACAGATAGACAGCAGTACATATGTCAGGGACAGTCATTAAATTTATTCTTCCCTGCAGGTAGCCCCAAGTCTTATGTTAATGCAGTACACTTACGAGCTTGGAAATCTAAACTCAAAGGTTTGTATTACCTACGTACTAGTGCAGGTGTACAAGCTGATAAGATCGGTTTAAAGATCGAAAGGAA